AATTTAGTGAAAAATTTAAAGAAAGTCCCACTTACAATGAAGACTATGCGTGACAGAGAGAGTTTATCTAGATGGGTTTATAAACTTCACGAGGAAATAAATACTATGTTAGGTAAAAAATCCGGATTATCTTATGATGACGTTAGAGATAGATATGAAATCTTTCGAGCTAGATGTATAGATGATACAGAAGGTAAGAAGAAAACAAAGAAGAATAAAGGTAAATCTTTGAAACCTAAATCAAAAAAAAAACAAATCGAAAAAGGATGTACTAATCCATTGTATGGTGTTCGTTCAAAGTGTGTAATTAACATTGTTCCTAGAGATACTCGCTGTAAGAGTTTCTCAATTGATAAAAGATGTAAGTTACGCCGTCGCAGGAATACTAGGAAATAATAAGTCCTAAAAATATTTTACATTGAGAAACTTCATATTAACTTCTCTGTTTGTTTCTCTAAGTTCTCTATTAAGTTCTTCTACATTTCCTATTAATTTATTAACAATAGAATATCCTTTATTGTAAAAAATATTACTAGTTTCCCCTGAAACACGAGGTAATACTAGAATATTGTCATTTCCTTCAAATAACATTTTGTTTATAATTATTTATAATACTGTCTATTTCTTGTTAAGTTCGTTTAGTAATTACTAAAATATTATCCCCTAATTTAAATGGCCTTCTTTTTTCAAAGGAAAAATAAATTACAACCAGTAGATTTTATATTTAGTTCAAACTCCACTACTCAAGCTAGTATGGAGATAGCAACAAGTGTATTAACAAAAATCCAGGAAACTTATAAGGTGGATGCCTCTAACACATACACCGACCTAGAAATATTTAGTAGTGTATCGGAAGAAACATCTAGTTTAATGAAAAGTTTAGACCAAACCTATACTTTTATGGGAAGAAGCAAATTAAAAAGAGTTCTTGAAAATCCTAGTTACGATATAAAAACACTAAGGATGAAACAACGTTTAGTAAAAACATTAAAGTCTAGTTCTAGATACACAGAGGTATTGGAATATCTAGAAAAACTCCGCGAACACGAGAAGTCAGTTTTATGGTTACTACGTGAGAAAACTAGAGAAGAGCAACATATTATTGACTCACTCTATTTTAAAAATCGTTTCTTGAAAAACTTAAATAATAACGAATCAGTAATGAATATTTATAATTTTTTTAGAATAATATTTTCTCCAGTGTATGGTCTTCTCTCACCATTAATGTTTATGTTGGTGCCATTTATTTACTTGAGATTATTTACTGGAATAAGAATACCATTTTCTACCTATTTGAAACTGTTCCGTTTAACTTTATTTGGAGGAATTCCAGATCCGATTGATATGATTAGAACAACACAGAATGCTTATAATTCTCGTAATCCCGAAATGATAAGAAATTTATTGGGGAATGCTAGGGCAAGAACTGGAGGAATAAAGGTATCTAAGTTGGCATCTATGCTATTTTCACTCGTATTATACATTCAAAATGTTATTAATTCTTTCGAGATTTCTGGTAGAACAAGAGAAACTGTCGATTCTATTCATGTTAGATTATCAGGATGCGCCAAATATATTGCTACAGCAACAAAATTAATAGAAATAACCGATAATATATTGGAAAACAAAGAAACAAATATAGAGAATCCCTTCCCCATTCTCTCTAATCCAGTTTTTAAAGAAGAACCCAGTTTAATGTCAAATAAGGGTAGTATTCTTGTTTCATTTAAAGAAGTAGAGGAAAATTCGAAAAAATTTAATAGCATACTTGAAAAGGTTGGTGAGATAGACAATATTGTAAATACTATTAAACTATTAAATAGTAATGAGGCGAATGTAAATAATGGGTCACAATATAGTTTTGCTGAATATGTAGTAGATAACACACCTAAATTAATAGCAAAGGATATATGGCACCCATGCCTTGATAGAGAAAAAGTAGTTCTTAACAGTGTTAATTTAGGTAATCCTAATCCAAATATGGTAATAACAGGACCTAATGCTGGTGGTAAAAGCACATTTATTAAATCAATAACAATTAATGTATTGCTTTCACAAACACTAGGAATAACCGCAGCTAGTGAATTCCGTATCACACCTTTTTCATTAATAAATACATATCTAAATATTCCAGATGTAAAAGGAAAGGAATCTTTGTTTGAGGCTGAAATGCACCGTGCTAGAGAACATCTATTGAAACTAGAGGATTTACCCAAAAACCAATATAGTTTTTTAATTATGGATGAAATATTTAGTAGCACTAATCCTGAAGAAGGTATCTCAGGAGGTTATGCTATTTGTGAAATGCTTGGAAAGTATGCTAATAGTATATCTATTATTACTACACATTTTACAAAATTAACTGATTTAGAGAAAACTAGTAATTTCTCTTGTTACAAAATACCTATTAACCGTGACAATAATGGAGATATTGAATATACTTATAAATTGGAACCAGGAGTATCAGACCAATTTATAGCTTTGGAACTACTTGGTAAAAAGGGGTTTGATAAAGACATTGTTAATAGAGCAATAAATTTATGCCAAGACATTAGAGAAAAACCAGTAGAGGAACCAGTAGAGGAACCACCTATAGAAGAAAAAGTAGAAGAACCTGAACCAATTCCCGAAAAACCTAAGCGCACTCGAAAACCTAAGAAGTCAAAACCTGTAAAAATTGAAACTGATGAAACTGAACCTTGAATAATAACACTAAACTTAAAATGACAGACACACAAATTCAAGAAGTAATTAAAGCATTCAAGGCAAACATTCCTACACACCTTCGATATCGAAGTATTCAGGAATATCAATTTACAGCTGAGGACTATGAGATTATTCGTAGTGCAATTAAAAGTTACCCCAATTCAGAGTCTCTTAAAGGATATGGTATTCGTGAATTTATTGGAGAACTAGCGCGTGACAGGGTAAATGAAAAAGGAGATGGACTTCCTATTCTTTCCTGGGATTAATAACAAATATTTTCAAGAAAAGTAAAACATACTTAGAGAAATAACCCCTAAATTAAAAATATAAATGAAAATTAATATTATTTCGGATACAAAAATACGAGATGCTGGAATTGACCTTGAAGTAATTGATTTTATGTTTAAAAAAATCCGTGACAAAACAGATATTCATATGGAACCAGTTTCAGCCTATAAAATAGAAAAGAAAGCGTCTATTAATTTTTTTATTAATTGTGTTAATTACAACTTCTTCAAAGATGCCAAGACAAATGTAGCATTAGTAGACCATGCTATAATTCCTAAAAGTGTATTAGATTACTTACCGTTATTTGACTATGTAATTGTAAAAGATTCATATACTCAAACTATCTTAACGAGTTATTACAACAATAGCAACAATTGCTTGGGTGAAATAAGATTCTTGAATATGGGGTGGGGTTCCCCAAGTATTACTGAATTCCAGAAAAATAAGAATTTTCGCGAAGTTCTTCTGTATGTTCCTAGTCTTCGTGACCAGGTTTTTAAGCAAGTAATTGATTCATGGCTCCCAGAATATCCCCGCCTCAATGTTGTAGGTGCTGAACGTCTATTACAAAGACCCAATTCTAGCAACATTGAATTCCACGACAATTGTAAGAATGACGAATTTCATAAAATGTTCAATTCAATGGGATTTCATCTCATTCCCGAGAAATACAATGGATTTCAACACCTGGTAAATCAGTGTAAGCAAGTAGGGAGCATTCCAATTTGCTTAGATACAGCAAGTAACCGAGAAGTGCTTCTCGAAGAAAACTGTTTCTTCATTCCCTGTAAAAAGGCAAAAAGTAAAATTAATTTAGATTTAATTGGTCCAGCTCTTACAGTAAATATGGATTCATTACATAATACATTATCCCGGGCTTTCTCCAAGAGTGAAACTGATCTAAATCTTATGTCCAAAGATAATATTTCCGAGTATAATAAATATTATAACAAATTCGGTGCTTTATTTCGTGATAACTTCACCGATATTATAAGAAAAACTAGAGATACATCTAAATATACTGAATTATCACTTAAAACAACTGATTTGCCCAAAGTAACTATTGTGACTCCTACTTTTAACCGCGCCGATTTTTTCAAATTAGCAATTCTCAATTATAATAGTTTAAATTATCCACGTGAAAAACTTGAATGGATTATTGTTGATGATAGTGACAACCAAGATACTATGAATCAACTTCCCATAGAAGAACATCGAGGTAAATACAACATAGTTTATCTGCGAATAGAGAATACTGATTCTGGAAATATGAGTATTGGTGAGAAGCGTAATCTTGCGATTTCTAAGGCAACTGGAGAAATTATAATGTGTATGGATGATGATGACTATTATTATCCTGATTATCTAAGAAACCGAGTGAATACTCTAGTATCTATTAACCAACATAGAGGAAAGAGGTGTTTAACGTGTACACACCTTGGAATCTTTGAATTCAAAAGATGTGTATCGATGATATATTCGCCAAGACTTGATACACCATTTCCTGAACAAGTGGCGCCTTCTAGTCTTGTATTCTATAGAGACTTCTGGAACCGTGAGCAACAGCAATGCTTCGAGGACTGTTCAAGAGGAGAAGCGGAGCAATTCGTTTCTGGTAGGATACATTTGATAGAACCAGTATCATATGAAAATAGTATTGTCTGTCTAGCCCATGAAAACAATATTCGCGATATTTGTCCACCAGGTAACACCGATAGAAATGGAAGTCATTTTAAATTCACCGAAAATGTATTTAAATTTATAACATCAATTGGAGAAAAACCTAAGGAGAAAAAACCCGAACTTCCTAAGTCTAACTAATAAAAACAAATGGATTTTCCTAACCTAAAGTTTCATAGTGTTATTTTTTTATAAATTAAAATGTCTATAGCTATCTATACCCTATTATTACTCGAAAATATAAAAACAAATGCGTTAACTCATTATCAACCTAATCTCATTCCTAAAAATTCTGATAGATATTGTAACATTTCACATGAAAATAGTAATAATTGTATTAATACTCTAGGATGCGGATGGTGCTATAATAATAAAACTAAAGTTAGTTCTTGTGAATATGTTGGTGTTTGTTTCATCAAGAATAACTACGATATTTCCAATTGTGAAATACTCGACCAAACTATTACCTGTAATTTTATACGATTACTTGGATTTTTTATTGTAATAGGTGTTATGACTTCTACAATGTCGTGTTGTCTATCTATATTAAGACACTTTATACAGTCCTCAAATTGTGAATCTCTAGTATATTTTGTTGGAATGATATCAGTGCTATTATATAGTTTATTACCAATTTTCCTGTTGTATTATTCAACTTTTACTATATTCTGTTTAGTAACACTAGTTCAATTGGGCATTTCAACTACATATTGGTTGTGTGGAAATACTGAACAGGTGCGACAGGTATATTTAAATAAGAACCATAGTGAATATCAAACTATACAGTGACACATATATAAAATAATTATAAGGAAATAAACGCGAAATATTTAAATCCACGTGAATATTATAAGGAAAATAAAAGAAACAAATAAAACGACTTAAAGATTTTATAAGGTATAAAAGTATAAAAAAATGACATCCACCGAAGAAACCCCTCCAGCAACCGAAACAACAACTGAACCAACTCTCCATGATACAATCAACGAACAGTTCCGAGTCCTCCAGACAGGACTCAATGATATGTTCAAAATGTCTCGCAATATGCAGGACCAGTTAAAGTCACTCCAGAAATCTTGCCGACAGGTAGAAAAGAAAACAAGAGTTAAGAAAAAGCGTCCACAGGAACCACTTGTGTTAAGTGCTGAACTAGCTAAATTCCTTTCCCAGAAGAAAGACACACACATGACAAAGGCAGATGTAATGAAATCAATCTCCGGATATATCAAGAAGGAAAACCTTCAGCTCCAGAACGACAAGCGCAAGTTCCTTCCTAACAAGGCACTCGCTAAACTTTTCGGTCTCAAGGCAGCAGATGTCAAGAACATGACTTTTGTCGAAATCAACAAGCATGTTTCACCGCACCTTTCTAAAGTTCAGGCATAAATGAATAATTAACATTTTATTTTAACTTAATTTCTACTCATTTTCTTTGAGTTTCTTGCCTTTTTACCAGCTTTGACTGCGAGTCTCTTGGAGCGTCTAGACATAACACCACGAGTTTTACCTTTGGATTCATCAGCACATTTTTCGAGTTTCTGGCCTCTAAGACTTTCGGCAGTTACTTCGTATTCAATCTTGTATTGCTTTGGTGTTCCACGCATCATAACTAAAGGTTTGGCGAGTTTGTTTCTGTGGAGTTTGTAGGCGTATTGTTTGCCAGCGCTACCTTTGGTTGTTTCTTTCATAACAACGGTTAATGTACATTTTCCACGGATTTTTTTGACACGGCAGAGAGCATTGAATGCTTTTCTGGCGGCGCCACTTGCGGTTCTGCTTACGAATCTACCACCTTTGAATTTGGTGTCACATCCACCATGCTTTCTAACGTCAACTACTTTGAATGTTCTTTTGTCTCCTAATACCATTTTATTTGATA